CAGATATTTTAATTCTGCATCACTGTGCAGTGATATTGGTTCAATAACGCCACGGCGTGCCAGTATTTGCAATCCGCGTTCACATAATGGTCGAATAAATTCGTGCAGCAACCGGCCGTATGTTGCACCCAATACGCGCATCATATCGGCGTTGCGTGCCAATACCTCGGTCGCGGTCATATCGCGTTCGGAAATCAATCCTAATCTGTCTGCTAATAAAGTATGGCGAATTCTGTCGCGCAAATCAGATAACACCAATTGCGATACATCAAAATTTGCACCACATTCCAGCGGGGTCAGGCCCGAACTGCCGACAGCTTTGGGAATGATTGTCCCCGGGGTCAGGTTGATATTTTGCAAATTTATAACACCGTCATCATCGGCCTGCCAAATACCGCTGACGGCGATGGTTGCGTTTTTCAAAATCAATTCAACAACTTTGTTCGCGGTTTTAATATCTGGTAATGCACGCAATACCGGACTGCGTCCATATAATTCGCCACTGCATAAATTCCAACGGAAAATTAAATAAGGGTTCGTATCAAAATGTCCCGATGTCAGAACTTCTGCGCCGTCATCAATATCAATCCACGCGATGAAATCCAAATCTATTAACGATTGAACAATATTGAACTTTGTGTCCATATTTGATTTAAATTTTTTACGCAACGCGTCCGACGGTGTCCAGTTTGGATACGTCGCCGCAATTTCTGATGGCGTCATAGATGTCGTATGAAAAACCGCGTTTGGTAAAATTGCGATATCTTGCATTGGTATCGATGTAAATGAAAATGCAGAATCCGCACCAATCGGATTTTCCGACATAAATAAACACGCCGTTCCATAAATGCATAAATCTATATAGCATTGATGTACAGATGTGTAAAAATTAGAATCATTCAAATTTGCCCGTAATGCGCGTGTTGCAATATCTGGGTCGGGCGACAATTCACTTTCCCGTACCAGGTTTATCCACAACGATTCTGGTGGTGTTAATAACGTGTATATCGATGCCGCCAGGTTATCCACCGCATCTGCGGCCGTGCCGTCAAATAAAGTTGCGGCGTCCGCATCCGATGTCGGCATTGTGTATCGACGCGCATCGTCCCACCGTTTTAACCACGGTTCGCGTATGTTTAATGCACGCGTGTACATTTTTTTCAGGTTTTGTATATCCATAATTTTCTCCCTAGGTTTTATATTTTGAAATTTGTATTGGCCGTATATTGTTGATTAATACGACCCTGTGGTCGGATGGGTATGGGCAAAATGTTTATTGCGCCACTGACCGCATCCAAACCGTCATCGTGTCCGGTGCCGCCAATTGGCGACCATCCCAACATTTCTGACAAAAAAGGTGTTTTTTGTATTTTTGTATGTGCAAACAATCGTCCCGCCCCCAGTAATGGTTCCAAAGCATTCATAATTCGTGTTTCTTTTTTTTCGTGATTATTGACGCGTTGCACGACGATACCACCGCCTGTTTTTGAAATTTTATCGTTTAAAATTTCGGGCAGGGCATTTCCCAAACCATTAACTTCGACCGATAATCTGCGTATTTGATATTTGTTTAAAAAATCCAGAACCAAATTACATTGATATGTCAGTGGTTGTGGATGATTGCGTGGAACAACCATATACAATATATCGTGCAAGAATATATTATGTGATTTGTCATCGCGAAATATAAATGCGCACACACTGGCATCGGTATTTTTATGTCCTAACGATGGGTCCCAATACATTGCCGCACCGGTAATACCCCAATCGCCCAGGCGGCCTGTTAACGCATTAAAATCGCAATTGTAAAATTGGATTTTTCCGGGATCCAAACGGACATTTTCCAATGGTGTAAATTCCAGCATCATTTGCGCCATAAAATGATGTTCGCCAACGGTTTTTCGTAATTTTTCAATTTTATCAGTGCTGAACACATCTGGCCAGGCGGATGAACCGTCCGGATTTATTATCGGCAGAACAAATTTTTTATATCCTGATAAAAAAGGCGTTGAAAAATGAAATTTTTTATTTACTATATCTGACATGGACTTCACTCCCAAAACTTTACCCACAAATCTCGAAGCTGAACAGGCTGTACTGGCGGCCGTGTTGATGAATAACCGTGCGCTGGAACGGGTTGCGGATTTTTTAAAGCCGGAACATTTTGCACATCCGGCCCACGCGGAAATTTATAAATTGGCAATGCATCGTTTTGCGTCCGGTGTGCCATTTGATATCATCACCGCCAAAGATTATTTACAACAACAGGGTACACTGGAATCGGTGGGTGGTGTTGATTATTTAACCCAATTATCTTCGGCCGGTGCGACGGTTGTAAATGTTGAACAGTATGGTCGCATTGTTTATGAAAATGCGATGCGTCGCGAATTGATAAATGTCGGCCAATCCATAATGGATAACGCATATGTCGAAGATTTGGACAATCCTGTATCGCGCCAGTTAGAGGTTGCCGAACAAAAATTATTTGATATGGCATCTATCGGGGTATCTGAACACGAACCAACCCCAATCGGCACCGCCCTGCAAAGCGCACTGGAAGAGGCGCAAATCGCATACCAGGCCGACGGAAAATTATCGGGTTTGACCACGGGATTGGTTGAGTTGGATAAATCTATCAGTGGTCTGCATCATTCGGATTTGATTATTATCGCGGGTCGTCCGGCAATGGGTAAAACCACATTGGCAATGAATATCGCGTTTAATGCCGCAAATGCAATTTTAACCGGACGTGCCAATACCCAGTACAAGGGTGTCGTTGCGTTCTTTTCATTGGAAATGTCTGCGCCACAATTGGCAACGCGTGTTTTATCGTCGCAAACAAAAATCCCGGCAACATCAATGCGCGAGGGTTCGTTAACCGATGAAGAATTCTTGAAAATGTCCCAATATTCCAAGGCTATTGCGCAAACGCCATTGGTGATTGATGATACGGCGGGTATGTCGGTGCCAATGATTCGCACGCGTGCGCGTCGTTTGGCGCGTAAATATGGTGGCATTGCATTGATTGTGATTGATTACCTGCAATTGATGATGTCGCCCGGTGGCCGACGCAGTGACAATCGTGTCCAAGAATTATCTGAAATAACTCGTGGATTAAAAATGTTGGCCAAAGAATTAGATGTCCCGGTCATTGCATTGTCCCAGTTATCGCGCAGTGTCGAAATGCGTGATGATAAACGCCCACAATTGGCGGATTTGCGTGAATCGGGTTCTATTGAACAGGACGCCGATATTGTAATGTTTACATACCGCGAAGAATACTATTTGGACAATCGCGACCCATCACAACGTATTTCAAACACCACATCACAAAGCAGTGTCGAAACCTGGCAAAAGCGTCTTGAACGCGCCCGTGGCAAGGCCGATGTTATTATCGGTAAAAACCGTCACGGCCGCCCGGAAACCGTCCATATGGCGTTCTTGGGTGATTATTGCTTGTTTGATAATCTGGATGAAATGGAATCTCGCAATGCTGCGCCGTTGCCGGGTGATTTTGCCGGTGCCGCGACACCTGTCGCGCCAAGTGCCACGGCGGATGTTGTGCCAGATAATACGGGAATTGACGTGTCGGCAATTCCGGATGATATGCCGTTATAGTTTTTTTGACAAAAAATTACTTGCGAAACATTTAAAAATTGACTACACTTTTGTCAAGTATTCCAAGGAGCACCAATAATGGCACAAGAAGAAATCATTTTTCCAAATAATATTCGCACAATTCGTTTGAATGCCGGTATGAAGATGACCGAATTGGCTCGTAAAACGGGCTTGAGTTTATCTGCGGTATCCAAAATTGAAAAGGGTGTTCGTCGTTTGAACCAAAAACAATTGCTGAATATCTGCAATATTTTAGGTTGCAAATTGTCGGATATTTTTATCAAGGAATCCGATGCGGTTGCGGATAAATGGCAAAATGAAATCAAACGTCGTCTGTCTGATAATGAACACGGCGGGTTAAAAGTTTTTGGTTCTGGATTGCGTAAAATCCGTCAATTACAGGGTAAAACCATTGCCCAGGCGGCACGTGACGCGGGTATGACATTGTCGGTGTATCATAAAATTGAAATCGGCCAACGCGAAATTTATAAAAACGAGGTTGAGCCTTTGGCAAAATCTTTTGCTATGTCGGCCGATGGGATGTTTGATAAAATCGCAAATTTATATAAATCTGGTGAATTAACCAAACAAATTAACAAGGTCAAAGAACGTGTAAAATCCGTATTGGTTCCTGACAATCCGGTGTCTGGTATTGATATGCACGACGGATTATATGGTGCCAAATTGTATGACAGTGCGCGTCGGAAATTGGTCCCGGTTTTTGGAAATCCGGCCGGTAAAACAATTTCTTTCAAAAAAAATGACAAGGTTATGATTGTTGCGCCTGCATCACTCGAAGGTCGCAAATCAATCTATGCTGTGATTCCTAATTCCAAGCGCAGTGGCGGATTTATCCCTGAAAAATCGTATGTATTTGTCGATGCGATGCAACCGGCAAAATCTGGTGATTTGGCGTTGTGTATGGATGCGGATTTTTCGTCGTTATCACCGGATGATGCGGTTTCGGCAAACATCGCGGTGGTGCATACAGATTCCAAGGGAAAAATGTATGGCACACTTGTCGAACCCCAGGAAAAAATTTATGCAAAAACAATGCATCGTGTTGTATTAATCCTGACCGAATAATAATTTTCTTAACGGAGAGAGAATATGAAACCAAAAGCAAATATTGTTGCACAAAAATTGGTCAACCTGTATCGTCAAGAACACGTTATTCTGGGCGGTTGGGCGGCATTGAATCCAATATTTTTGGACGAGGCCACCGACGAAGTCTTAAACGCAATGTCGGAATTGCCGACCGGGAAAATGTTGGTTTCTCATATTCAAAATTTGCGCAGTGGCAAAACCCCAATGAATTCTATCGACAGAAATTTATTACCATACGGTGGTTTGATGGCAGAATCCGCAATAACAAAACCTTTAACGGATGCGCAATGGAATCAATTGCGAACTGCGTTGGATAAATTCAGCCCAACACAACAAGGTCTGCAAGATTTACAAAAATTGGATGTCGTTAAAAAATTTGGCGACGAATGGTTAAATGGCATAAAAACAATTTTATCAGATGACGCAAATTTATCCGAAAAATGGCGTGTGGTTATGCAAACTTGGCGCGCATACCATTTGTGGGATATGGCCAGCCAGATTGTGTCTCAACCAATGACGGAACGCACACGTGCCCAAATCCAGGCCGATATGCCCGAATATGAAACATTTTTACCGATGTTTGCCGATGCTGGTAAAAAATTGTTGGAAAAATTGCGCACATTTATGAAGGATACAAAATCCCAAGATTAATCATCGTCATTTGTTCTGTATATTGTGTCCATCGTGTGTGGTGTTCCAATATATATCATTGTCCCATTTGGCGATAAAATAAAATCCAGTTCTCGTAATCTTTCGCGCAGACCTTCGCGTTTTTGTGGTGTGTTTGCGGTGTTTGGTACCTCGATATCGTCGCATATAATTAAATCAGCACGCATCCCGGTGATATTTCCGTGAATACCTTGGCATACAACCGATGGTTCACGAATGCCAACCGGGCGATTGATTGTGATTTTATCAGACGCCCACTCTTTTTTGTTTTTGGGTACCATATTTTGACACCAAGGATGATTTTCAATGATATTTTTAATATGTGTCACCATCCGTCCGGCCAACACCGAATGTGCCGATAAAACCAATATGCGCGTCTTGGGTTCGATGAACAAAACATATGCGGCAAAAATACCAACCAACGTAGATTTTCCCGAATGTCGAAACGCCATTAACAAGCCTTTGTGTTCTGGTGTTTGCCATACATCATATAAAAATCTCAACATATCTTTGTGATGTTGTGGTGTTTTATAGCCCAAAACATTGTTCCACTCATCTGCAAATTGATATAATTGCGCAATCATATTTTATCCGACTATGTCATCAAACCGCGATAATAAGGTTTTTAACAGGTTTGGTTTTTTTGTTGTTTTAGTATTTTTCAATTTTTCCAAATTTGCTAATTTTTTATCCATATATGGTTGTTCGGTTTCTTTGCGCAATCTTTGCAGAACGCGACCTGCGCTGGTGCTGGATGCATTAACGCCGGCGGCACCGTATTTTGCACGTTGTTCGGCCAATGCTTTTTTGACCAGATTGGTTTTTGTTTGTTCGTCTTTTGCCATTTGTTGCAAAATTTCCAATCGTTTATTGTTTGTTGATTTTTTTGATTTTTGATAATCCAACACTTGTTGAACATCAGATACTAATTGTCCCATTTTATTTTCTCCTGTAATTAAATTTCATATTGTCCATATACTGACACCGACAGAATAGTAATCGGCATAGATTTCGCCCCGTATATCGTCCACGGCGCAATTGATGTATCAATTTGCGACCCCAGACAATTCATTGACATATCGCCCGAAAAACCATTGTTATCGATTGAATAAACCTCGTTTGGTAACACCATTGGCATATCGTTTATAAAAACGCCTTTGGTATTCCATAAACGTAAATTTATTTTATGTAATCGCAAATGCCGTGGTCTGTGCCCAGAAAAATTCATTGGCACCCCCGCAACGGTTACTTCGACATCGTATGTTCCGGAATCCAAAAGTGCTGTATCGGAAAATTTTGCCAATTTATAAGTGCCCTCATTTTCTAATACGACAAATGTTTCGTCGCCACTGATTGTGACGGATACGAATTTTCCGTATGCGCTGTATCGTGCCCACGCAGAAATATTTAATCCCACATCTTGGTTTAATACAGCCATTGTCCCATCAGAATTGACGACATATAAATGTTTTAATACATTGTTATATGCAACATCAATTGGTTGATTAATTAAATGTTTTGAATAAGAACACAAATCATCGGCATTATATTTTTCACCTAATGCATCCAACGACAATTTTCTGATGTCGCGCATATTCCCAGAAACGAAAACGGTTTCATTATTGATTTTTTGCGGAATCAGGCACCTTGATGAAACACTGCCAACGGACGTATGCTGTTTAATGTTTATATCAGATGGTGTAACGGGGTGGTTTGATATCGCCCATTCGCCGGAAGATGTCAGAACTTGCAATGTATCGCTGCTGATAAGATAACAAATTTGTTGTCTTTCTTTGGACAATAATGTTATTGTGATTGCTTCGTCATCCAATCCGGTCCCCGTGTCAAAATTGTAATGCTGTCCAACACGTGACATCCAAATTCCACCGGGAATTGCATATGTTCCGCCAAATACTAATCTGTCTTGATGAAAAGTAATTGCGTGTGGCCAACCGTGCCGATTATCAAATGCGCTTTCTGACCAATCCAAGATTTGCCCAGATGGCAAAGTATATTCGACTGGGCTTTGTGCATAAACGGTGGTTGGGTTGATATATTGTGTAATTTGCCATATTTGGTTGTTAAAGCAAACAAACGAACCAACATTGTTTTCGGTCCAATAGTTTTGCGATGTTGTCAATATTGCAGATAACGCCCCATTTGGTCCATTTGACACCGTGATATAAATACCACGCATTTCATCATATTTCATCAGCGGAATTTTTGGATATATTCCCGTCAGATCATAAAAACTAAATTTTGTTAGATTAAAACCATTTTCATCTTTGGTTAAAATATATGGCGCGACATCTGGGTGTGTGAATATAACTGAATTACCACGTCCGGCAAATTGAATGTTTGGTAACGTATCCACCGACCAAGGTGATGTCAAAGTGTCCACAACCGCATCATCAGAAAAAATAGTTATTAGATAATTTGTAAACACCAGTACATAGTTTTCTTGTTCGGACATATCAAACGAGAAAATTCTGGCCCGTCCAGATAAATTAGCCACATCGATTAATCCAGGGCGTCGTGTCAAACCGCCGCCTGACAAAACATCCATATTTTCCAAACGCGACAATCCATAAATGTTTTTTGTTAAATAAAATTCTGGTGCAATTTCTCCATTTGCAAAAGAATTTTGAGTGTGTATAAATTCTGTCATAACACAAACTCCTTGGGTTGTTTAGAATCTGACGTTTATTAAAGAAAAATCGTTCATTTTGTTGTTGTTATCCATTGTTGAATCAATAAATTTCGCAGATTGTAATTCTGATTCATATAAACTGACCAACGTTCTGAACATTTGTTGATTTCCAGTCAGCGGTATGCAAAATTCCATTGCTAATTTTGTCGCGGCAACCGATGTAAAATAACTGGGGAATTGTTCGGGCGCAACGCGTGTGATTGCTAATATTTTTGCGGTATTCATATTTGTGATTATTTTGTTTCCGCAAATATGCCCAGGGCATTTAATAATTCTTAATACATTTTCAGGGATGATTAAATCGCCATCGCTGTTTCGTTCGATAAATAAAGTGTCCATTGCAAAACGCCACGGATGCCAAGACAACAACGAATCTAATGTGATATCACATAATGTTCGGGCTAATTTTGCCGCGGCGGTATCTGCCGCCAAAGATGTCAATGGTTGTTCGCCCAATTTTAACAGCGCCATAGAACACAAATCTTGTTTTGTAAGCATAGAAAATCCTTTGTGATAAAAAATCGGTGGGGAAAAATCCCCACCGAAAAATATTAAACATAAAATATATTATCCCAATGCCGCAACTGATACGGTGTCACTTGTTACATTGATTGACTTGATGGAAGTCTTGTCCGAAGCGTTAATGATAATGATATCGCCGGAATTCATCAATGTTAAAACATTGTTGAAATAACCACTTGCCGAAATTGTTGCCAATGTTTCATTTGCAACATAGTGCCACAAAGTAAAACCATTCGCATATGCGATTACAGATAATTTTTTATTTTGAAATGCCATCTGTTTTGTCCTTTTGGTTTAGTTGTTTTTATTTTTTATGCGTTATCTTTACATTTGATGCGAACAATACCGTCCTGGTCAATTAACACTGCACCTTGGGACATACTGTTGCTGATAAAGTGCGCTGCACGTTCGCCGTGCCACGTAATATCGGTTTTAACTTCTTGACCGCACGCGTGCCCCAGGCTGGATGCGTGGTATATAAAGCAACTGCGTTCAGTGGTGTTGGTTAAAGGCAAATCATTGTGCAAAACCCATGTAATGCCCAACCATTTTCTGGCCTCGAAACCATTTACCAATGGATTAGAATCCCCAACATATTCCGCAGAAACAAATTCATTTATACCCAACAATTCGTTCCATTGATGAACACCAACAACGGCGAATCTGCGTCCGTCATCTGGAACATCTTTGCTGTTGATTTTTTCAACGGCTTCCAAAATTAAATCTTTGGTTAAACCTGTTGTGTAATCGCCGACAAATTCGCTTGCATCATTCATTGCATTAATAATCAATTCATCCGTTTTACGGCCCAATGCGTATGCACCGGCGGATGCAACAACACGACGTTCATCGACATTTGTTTTTAATTCATCCAAGGCATCAACCCAATCACCCGCATAATAATCTTGCAAGATACATTCAACCGGTTGATGATTCAGATTCATAACCGGCACAATACCGTGTCTGGATTTAGTGCTGGCGGTGCCGCGACCAATGCTTTGAAATGTTGTGGATTGACCAACAACGCCTGATTTACTGCGAACAGTGGAACGCAATTTTGTGCCCATTTGTTGATATGCCAAATGAACATCTGCCTCAAATTGTTTCACAAAAACTTGATCTATGGAAACAGACATAATTTTTTCCTTTTTTGTTAAAATAAAAAATAAAGTGCAATAAATTGCACCGACCTAAAATTTATTTTGTTTTTTGATTATGCAAATAAATTGCGTCATATAACAAAACACAGGGTCTAAGACTCTCCAAGATTTTCCTGTAACAGTTTTAGTCAGACGGATAAACACATCTGACTAAAATTGTTATAAAAAAACCCGCAATTTCTTGCGGGTTAAAAATCTTTAAAAGAAATAATTATTTTCTTTTAGCAGCTGGTTTTTTTGCAGCAACTTTTTTCGCAGGTGCTTTTTTAGCAACTGGTTTTTTCGCAGCAACTTTCTTCACAGCTGGTTTTTTTGCAGCGACTTTTTTCGCAGGTGCTTTTTTAGCAACTGGTTTTTTCGCAGCAACTTTCTTTGCAACTGGTTTTTTCACAGCGGCTTTCTTAGCAGCTGGTTTTTTTGCAGCGACTTTTTTCGCAGCAGGTTTAGCAGCTACTTTTTTAACTGCAACTTTTTTTGCAGCAGGTTTAGCAGCTGGTTTTGCCGCAGGTTTTTTTGCGACTGCTCTTTTCAAACAGAACATTCTTCTCTCCTTATTAAATGTTTTGGATAGAACAAATTTTTTTTGTTCTTACTCACATTTTATACGAAAAGAAAAAAATAGTAAAGCAGAAAGTGAAAAAATTGTTGTGTTTTTTTATTCAGAATATAATTTTTTAAAACCGTTTTCGATTTTTTTAACATACTCTGGATCGTTATCACGCCAATATTTTGGATCGCGCATCATACGTCGTAAATCTTCATCTGTTAAATTATCTGTTGCGTCACCATCGGTGTTTATATGTGGTTCCATAGATTGCATCATTTGATAAACCCCTTGAATTCCGCTGGCGCTGGAACATAAAGATTCAAATGCATCGTTGGGTAAAAATTTTTCACCAAACGTATTTATCGCATTTAAAGCATCATTCATTTTTTCTCGTGATCCAAAAAAATTTTCTAATTTTAATGTTTCGCTAATTTCATTTTTTGCAGAAAACAAATCCGAAATAATTGGTGATAAAAATTCTTCTGCCACGGAATAAATTTGTTCAACTTGATGTGTTGTTAATCCCATATCGTGAAATTTTTGTTTAATCGATTCGTCGTCGAACAAATTATTAGATGGATAATCATTCGCATTATCTGGCACACCAATTGCGCGATTAAATTTTTCACGAACCGCATCATCAGATTTTTCATTCGGTATCGAAACCATATTTCCAATTTTCTTTTCCAATTCAGAATAAGATTTCACCAACGCTTCGACATTAACGCTGCCGTCTTGATTCAGAAATTTTTCTGGTATTTTTTGCATAATTTTTTCCTTTTGTTTCGCTTGATTTTCTTAAAAAATAAATTCCGCCCAACATAAACACAGATTGCATTGTTAAAAACAAATCTGTATCACCAACCACATATGATGCAATGGCGGATAAAATTCCCATCCCCGACAAAATGTATGTTCGGTGTCCGGCCAAGAATCCACCACTAATAATTTTTTGTATTTTCATTTTTTATGTCCTTGTCACAAATAGAATAGCAATCCGTCCAATTCCAAAATATAACCGCGTCCCCACGTCCATTCAGGATTTAATTCCACGCGATGAAATTTTGTTGCGCCAAAACAGCAATCATCCAAATGATGCTTTAACATTTTGTCCACCACGCGCACACACATTTGAAAAGTTCGTGCATCTGCATTTACTTTCAACAAATAATGATTTTTTGATTTCTTGTCCAGACTTTCAAACAACCCAGATTTCATAACAAAATCTAATTCAGATTGATTATTGCGTCGTGCACCATTGGCAATCATCGACGCCAACGCTTCAACCACACGCAGTGATTGTGCGGATGTTTCTGCATAAACTACGCGCGCGATTTTATAGACATCCGCGGTAAAATCATTTTGATTTTTTATCAGATTCGATTGCATTGTTCTCTCGTCCCTTTGCTGTTTGTGTGAATAAAAAAACGGCGCACGAAAAGTGCACCGTTAAAAAAAGTAAAAAAAATCACGTCATCGCGACGTGTATAATTTCTGCTCTTGATGCAACCATTATATCACAAATTGAATTGCAAGTCAAGTCTTTTATATTGTGATTTCATCTCCATACGCCAAAACATAGCGTGTTCCGCACAATAAAACCAATGCGCCATTTTCGTTTATACCCTTTAATTGTGCGACGTTTCCGCGGTATTTGACACTTGTATCCAGCCCCACCGCCATTGCCATCCATCGTTCGCGCACATTTTGAAAATCGGCCCGAATCCATTTGTCTAAATATTTCATCAATTTCCCCAGCACATCATTAACACTAACTTTTACAAAATCGTCAGTCTTTGTTGTTTTGTATTCTGCGACGGTTGGATTTGTTGCGATGTTTATTCCGATACCGACAACGACGAAACGCCCATAGTATTCAATTAAAATCCCAGAAATTTTTTTCCCATCAACCAAAATATCATTAGGCCACTTTATCATCGGCGCAATACCAAAACTTAACAGAGTATCCGCCACGGCGACGGCGACGGCATACGATAAACGCGCATCCCGTTCAGGGCACGCATAAATAAAACTGGCATATAAATTTCCGTGATGCGACACCCATTTTCTGTGAAACCGTCCGCGTCCATCGCTTTGTGCTGCGGCGACAATGACACAGTGATCTGCGGCGCGTCGTTGTGCAATCAAATCAATTGCGGTGGTTTGCGTACTGGGAATTTTATCAAAAGAAAAAACTTTATACAGTGCCAATTTTATACACTCCGTTTTCCAGAACAATAAAATCACGTCCGCATAATTTTCGTAAATTATAAATTGCGGTATCGATTGCGTGCGTTGCCACCGGCATATAATCCAGTGCCTTTTTTAATTCCGCGCCACTTAACCCACCACTGCGCGCCAATTGCACCACGACATTTTCTTGGATATCCGACATTTGTGGCACATTTTCACCGAACACAGAATGCAAAATTTTTGCATTATCCATCCGCCCAAAAATCAGTCCCTTTAATTCATATGGCGATAAAACTTTATTTGGCGCGATATCGTCGAAATTCACGCAATCCGCGGCGGGCGCATCAACAACATCCGCCCCCATATCGCGCAAGATATGTCGCCACAAATCATCTGATGAAAAAATTTTTATACCGTTTAACATATTCATTTCCCAGAATAGCAAAAAATCGCCCCAAGTCTAATAAAAATTCACAATATAACAACATTGATTTTTTGAATTCCGGGTGCTAAACTGCGACTATCTGGAAAAAGATAAAAAAAGGATAAAATATGTACATACTTGCATTGAACTGTGGTTCATCTTCATTAAAATACCAGGTTTTTGACGCCGATACCAAGGAAGCATTGGTCAGTGGCAATGTCGAAAAAATTGGCTTGCCGGATTCATTTGTGACACAAAAATATCCCGACGGTGCCAAGGTTAAAAAAGAGGTGGAAATGCGTGACCAT